GCTTAGTGAGCGTCTAAAGTCTTATCACTACGTTTACTTCATTACATAGAACATTCTATCTAATCCGAATCTGGGGGTCTCTGTTTTAAGCAGGACTCCCCTGTACCCTCCTCACGGTGGCCTCGGGGGTCGCTGAACTTATTAATTCGTTCAGCGCCATACTCCTACACCAATCTTACACCCTATTTGTTTCAGTCACGCTTCGAACGCTCACTGGCCTGTCATTCAGGATTATCTACTAAATGATAATCCACTGATTTGATCACGCTAAGCGCGACCATAAGAGCTGACGGACAATAGGTCTAGATAGCTGCAGGAAATATGGAACGTACTCTTGCAATAGTTTCCGCTCTGGCGGAGTCCCAACAACCTTGGGATAAGGGTACCAAGCCTCATCCGGGGAAGGAGCGTTAATTCGCTCTAATTAAAACCATGACGGTTCTGGGTACCGAACAGATCAGAGAAAGTGGGTTTTCACTTCCCCAAATTTGGACTTCGACGAGAAGTATTCAAACTCCAGGAATTGATCTCTACTAGCTCCGGTTAGAACTAGGGAATTCGTTTCCCTTCGAATGTTTTCTGCGTGAAGGACGTAGCTTATCGTCAATCAGGTCAAGACGAAGGGATTGGCTCCCCTTCGTCCCCTCTTTCATTAATATATTGTCACCCGAGCTAGGACTATTTGTCCATTTAAACCCTGTGGAATTGCCATCCGCAGGTCGCTCCCGACTAAAATATGAGATAGGAATGAAAACTGATCCTGCTCTTCAGCTAGGATAAGGTCTACCCTCCATTAAGGAATGGATGACTGACGCCGAAGCGAATAGTACTGGGATAATAAAGACTTTCAGAATCACCAAAGCCTAAAACACACATTAGCAGTTTGGGATGGATTACATAAAGCACGTAGTCCCGAAATTTACTTTCGGGCCTTAGAGAATCGTAACCAATAGCGAAGAATCTTCGTAGGTAACTTAAGAGGAGGTGACTCCTCACGACGGATACCCATAGGGTAATCCTTCTGTATCATCGAAGCTTCTTGCTCGTATCCGAAGACTTGATCAATGAACAAGTCCAAGGACTCCATGCTAGGGTCTCCGGAGACGGAGTCCCATGGGAGTTTATCCCATGATAAATCAGACTCATGAAGAGTCTCGTTTATCTCGCATTGAGATGGCCAAAGCAAGCTTTGAATATCAGCTTGAATTGTATCAATTCTCCAGTGTTTGACTTCATAAAGTCCAGTCGTATCATGACCGAAGGGCCCATGTTTGGGCCTGAAGGTCTGCCAGTCCCGATCTTTTGTCGGGTCTAGCATCTTCACCACATCCAGGACAAGGTCCCGAAGTGAATGAAGGGAGATTTTGGCTACACTATGACCTTGGGAGGTCATAGTTACCCAAGAACTGAACTTAGTGAAGGATATACTAGAGACTCCAGGGTAAGACAAGAACACTGTAAGTGTTCTCATCCGTTCAGACATGGACTCTAACCGGGATTTAATCCGAGATAGAGACCGATATCCGAACCCCCGGAGCCGATACACACGAGCTATTCCCACCTCTAGCCCTCCGAAACGATCGAGCAGCGACAGAAGCCCATAAAGGGAGACTGAAGCTACGTCGAGCTCTCGAAAGGATAGAGGAGACAGATCCTCCCCTTGGCGGAAGTATCGCTTAGCGAACTCAAAGGAATCTTTCGAGACCAATGACTTCGAAAAGTTAATACCCACGCCGAGGTCTGTCATTATATCGCAGTAATGGGAGGAAACGGCATCATCAAAAATGACAATGTCGTCCCCCAGAACTACATATAATCGGAACCACGCTCGGTGTCCTGCCTTAAACGCAGCAAGCTGCACGATAAAGTGATGAGTTAAAGCTAGCATTGCCCAAGAGGACAATGCTCCCATAGGTTGACCGACACTGTATGTAACAGTCTCGGCCACGTGGAAACCACGCCTACGAGCGGCTACAGGCACAGTATAAGCCCGATCAACTAAGATCTGGGCCCACAACTGTCCTGCTCCTGGAAGAATGTTATTAACTAACATCGCCTGCAATAAAACAGGCAAGCGGTCGGTAGCGGCTGACAGATCATAACAGTGGGCTTTTCGGCCCAACTGTGACAATCTGTTAGCATAGCGAACACCCCTTCCTTGGTCAAACGTAGCATCTTGTCTAATCCTTCGCAGAAGCGAAAAGATGAAAAGATGTAGTGGCTTCAAGAGAACTTGAGTCCACCAATCAACCATAGCGAAAACTCTCACCTTACCCGGTTCATCCTTCAACCCCAACTTACCTAAGTTAGTAGGGATCAAACGATGTAGGAAAGGGATTTTAAGTCCTTCGTCACCTATCGAAGCGAGAGACCTCATCAAAGAGGGCCCTCCATCCAATAGGTCTGCAAACTTGGACATTAGAGAGAATAAGTCCTTAAACTTATCCATCCTTAATGCCATTGCTTGCATAGTAAGTACGGCAGTTGAGTTATATAATAATAACACAACTGTCCGAGACTTATTAACGACAGGGCGGTACTCAGTACCCGGTCCTGACTTAGAAATAAAGAAAGGTTTAACCTTTCCCATCTCTAAACCCTCCATCGACTTCTTCAAATATCCGAAGAAGATGGGGAGAAAACTGATATAAATCAATATATCAAACTCTCTACCAGGATCAGTAATGGTTGACAACTTCAGTCTTCCTCTATAATCTAACACCCTATAAAGGGATGTTAAAGTTAAGTAGAACCGAAGAACTCGCGCATTACCGCGCCGAAGTTCTTTACGTGCTTGCCGAGGCAAGAACGTAGGTAAACCTCGACCACTGAACGAAACTCTAACGGTCCCAAGGGCGAATGAGTTTGGCAGGGGTTGCCCCCCGCCAAACCGCATCAAAGCAACATTCGCTATCTTGAGAACGATAGCAAGGCCTTTATAGCCTTGTTCTCGTTTCACCTTCCGTGCAAAGCGTGCAAAATCCACAATATATAAAATCCAGGTACGACCTGACCGACCAAACAGGACAATTGGAACCTGGTTAAGGTATCCAATTGCCCTGCTTTGTATCGTAAAGATACGTTGCCAATTAGTAGCTACACCTAAGCGAAGCGCGAGAGTATTTGAATACTTCCGGATCGATTTAAGTGTGTGTTTCATTTTCATTATTTTATTTTGATATGGAACCCTACTAATTCCTAGTCCCCAGGCCCCGCAAAGCGGGCTCTGGCTAGAGGCAACCCCCCATAGGGTAGGTCGGGTAGACCGTGAGGTTACCAAACATAATTTATTAACTATCACCACTGTTCATCACACAGCAGTGCGTCAACCCCGTTATTCGGGAACCAAGCGAGATTGGATTTCGCTCCAACATAAGTTTGATAGGCTTATGGAGGAAAACACCAAGGCGCCCGGCGCAGCAATAACATTTATGACAGTTATAGTCGTAAACTTGTTTGTTGCCTCTCATACCTAAGTATGATGGGATTTGCACCGAGATTAGTGAGCAAGCAGACCATTTAAGGTCCATTCGTCACCAGCCAGCAATGACTGTTGCCGACGAGCTACCGAAGTAGC